TCAGATTGATTCATTTCTACTCCATCATGTGTAACTTTGGTATTTGTATTAGGCGTATAGATGCTTCCTGATGCAATATCCATCAAAACATCACCAAGATTTAGTTTTACAAAGTTTAAGGTTTCTATTTCATTTAAATCTTCTTCAAAACGTACTTCCGATGGTGTCATAAACCCATTTTTAAGTGCTATTTCATAAGCCTTAAAGCGTTTCTCAATATCACCTTTATTAAGCTGTTTGGTATCAAAAGCAAAGTAATATTTATCTTTTTCCTCTGTGGTCAATAAGCATTTATTTAATACCTTCTCAAACTTATTTAAAATAGGCATAATAGCCAATTTGACAAAAGCATCCCATACCTCTGCTGGAATACTTGAATCAAACATATTAACCGGTACATTAAAGAGCTTACAAATATCTGCATCAATAGCTGATTTACTTTCTATCATTTGCATTTCAGCTCCTGTCTGTTGCAATTCATGATAAGTAATCCCTTCATTTAAAACGATGCAATCATTATTTTTTTCATAAAGCCTTTTCCATGCTTTCTTTAGCTCTGCAATAGCTTCTGCTGTAAGTCTTCTTGTACTTTGTAGTACACCTCTTTTGACACCACCATTACCCATTGTTCTTGAGGTATATTCCATGTTATCTAGAGCTTGCTTTAGGATATCATTGCATTCAGCTACAATTCCTGTTCCCTCTACACCATTAATTGTGTTTTTAGTGCATATCATAAAATGCTCAACACTATAAGATTGTCCTTCTACTAATACAGTAACCTCTTTTAAAATAGCTCCTGGCGATAGTAATAAATTCACTTTATTAGTAGGTAAATAATAAAGCTTTTGTTTTTCTTTACTTAATCCTTGTCCATCCATAAATACATAACAAACGCCATCTAAAAGGTAATCTCTAACCATAGCTTTCTTAAGTTCATCACCAGTCATAAAGGCATTGGGTTCATCATTTAAAAGAAGTGTTCTAATATCTCCTTTTACTTCCTCCACACTGCCCTCATATTCGTGATATAGCTTAATTTCTAAGTTACCTATAGTATTTGCTATCAACTCTACATTGGCGTACACAGAAGGCAAACTAAGGGCTTTCTGTCTTGTTACTGCTAATTGCTGACGTTCTTCTGATTCAAGCAATAAATCCAATTGCTTAGGTGTTAAATCTACTGCTTGTTTAATAAATAATTCTCTTAATCCCATATCGCCTCCAATTAAAAAACCTGAACCACAAAGTCCTCTTGAAGCATCTCCTGTTCTTGTAGATAAAGTGTATTAATAAGTGCTGCCACCATATCTATCTTGCCAGTTGATTTCTTCTTATTGACATATCTGTTCAGGTTCGTATCATATAAACATCTAGCATTGGCAAAGTTAATTTCTAATAAACGATTACTTTCATAACCAAATTGCTCTGTTAAAACTAATTCTTCTAGTAGTTTTGTCGGACTATGAAGTACACTTGAATGTTGCTTAATTTCTGTAGTTTCATGACCGCTATTTTCTAGTTTCTGTGCTGTACTCATGCAGTTATACCTATCAAAGCCTATTCCTACTATTCGTACACCATATTTATCTTCTAAACCTAAGATAAAACTCTCTATAAAACTATAATCCACTACATTTTCACCACAACTAAAGCAATTACCATTTCTTATCATGGCTCTATAATCTACTTTCTCTATTCGTGTTTTTTCATCTATCCTATCAGCTGGTATAAATGCCCATACATTTGCATAAACCTTTCCATTCTCCTCAGTCACCATTGCAACTGAACAGTTATCTGTTGTCATAGCAAGATCAATGCCTAAATAAACATTTCTACCATACCAATCAAATGGCTCTTGCAGTCTACATTTCTTGAGTTGATCCGTTGGAATATAAATTTCTCCAACATCACCATCTAACCATATATTTAAATGCTTACACTTAAATGAAGTCAGTTTAGCTCCTCCCATTTCAAGTGCTTTTTTATATTCACTTTCTAGGTATTCCTTACCATCTTCTAGTGTACTTTGAAGAGGATTGGCTTTCATGAAGTTCTCTACTATCATTTCATCTTTTTCATCTAAACTATAAAGCATAGCAAAGAGCTTTTCATCATCTACCACACCATCAATTACTTTCTTGCTGTAATCAGTCCACTCTAGAAACGGATTCTGTGTATTGGGATAGCTTGTTGAAATTAATATTAAAAGCCTATTTTGTACTGAGAGCATACCAGAAGTCATAGATTCAATAAGTCCACCATCTTTAGCAGCTCCTACCTCATCTATACAAGCTGCTGACACGCGCAATCCATCTGTTGTGTTAAAATCACTTGATAAGGCTTTAAGCGTATTCTGATTCAATTTACAGGTAATAACATCCCTTTTAATATCAAACTTATCTCTAATGATAGGACTACTTTCAAGAAGCTTTTTAGTTTCGCTATACACAATCTTCGCCTGATCTCTTGTATTAGCACAAAGATAGAACTCCGAATACTTTGCTTCAAGTATCATTAAAATAATCATGATAAGAGCCGCATTACAACTTTTCGAGTTTTTCCGACTAATCCATAATAAACAAATTTCATATCTTCGCTTTTCAGGTTTATCTTTTCGTTTCCAACAGAAAATATTAAGTATAAAAAAATACTGATAACCTACACAAGCCTCGTATAAAGATTGACCTGCTACGGCACCAGTAGCGAAATTAATTAACTTCATGATATTAATAATTTTATCTGCTACATCATAGTCAAAACAATAAAGAAGCTCCTCTTGATGGTCTATTTCATAAAGGAATTTCTTACAGATTGCTTTTATATATTTATTTGTTGGGAACTTACCATCCAGTACATCTATTGCATACTGATAAGCTTTTGATTCTTTAAAGCTTTCGTGATTCATTAATCATTATCACCTCTCAGGATAGCCAATAATGGATCAGCTTTTTTAGCATCAGCAGCATAATTAATACTTGCAATCTTAGCTCTTGCCTGTGGGCTTAAACTTAGTTCGCTACACAGCTTGAAAAACTCTCTCATATAAGATTCTTTTACCTTTATTGCAGGATTTGCTTGTCCCTCATAATCAAAAATACCAGTTTCATTAATATTTTTTTCACAGTCATGTATACGATCAATCGTAATAGCTGCTTGAGATAGCACGTAAATATCAATATTGCCTAATAAACCTGATTCTGCTAAGTGTTGAACAATATTTTTAAATATACTTTTTTGTGGCTTACTTAAGAACGGTAAAGGTTTAATATTATCATCATTTCCTCGTAGAACCTTTTCACAATTAAGCTTAGCCTCTACTTCTTCTTTGGAAATATGTCCACTTCTCATTGAAATACTTTTTGTTGGTCTTGCCATCTTCTTCCTCCTTTCCATAAAAATTAAGAGCCTAAAGCGTAAGTATATTTCCTTATATCTTACACCTTAGACTCTATTTCCTTTTACTACATTACATCTTTTATGAGCTAATTTTACATTGCTCCACATATGTCTTCCTCCTTTGCTTCTTGGAATAACATGATCTATTGTTGGGTATTTTTCACCACAAATCTTCTTTCCACCTTCATTCAAATAAATATCGTCCGTATCACAAGCACCTCCACAAATATGACAAACATTATTATCTCTTTCAATAAGTGCTTTAAGCTGAATGGATTTATCTATTTCGTGGTCATATACTCCACAACTTGGACAAACAATTACTTCATTGTAACTCAAAATACTATTTGGGTATTTACTAAATTCATAACCACACCCTACACATCTTATAATTGCAGCATTTCGCATTCCCCTATATCCACAGCTATACTCAAACAACTTAGTAACGGAAGCTAACCTATTAATAAAATTCTCTTCAGCCATCTTTTTATTAGTATTAATATAGTTTTTACTTGTATCAATACCATACTGCCTCAATACTTTTTTTACTGTAGTCTTACCTACCTTCAGCTCTTTTGCAATCTCGCTTAAATTTTTACCTTCATTGAATAGGCTTATTGCTTTTTCTCTATTAAACTTTCTCTGTGACTCACATCTACAATCTTCAGAGCAAAACTTTTGATTCTTTCTACCCTTAAACTGCTTCTTACAATAACTACATTCACCATCATATTTATGTTTCTCTAAATCTCTTCTTTGCTGAGCTCGAATTAATTTCTGCTTATGTTGGTACTGCTTCTTGCATTCATCAGAACACCATTTAGCACCTTTTGTTCCTTTAAACCCTTTGCCACATTCTACGCAGTCATGCTCAAAGGATTGGTATTTATTCTTATAATAAATTTTATTCCATTCTTGAATACATTCATTGGAACACAACTTTTGCACACTTGAATTTGGGTTAAATGCGTTCTTACATACAATACAATTTTTCATGACATTCTACCTTTCATAAATTTTTGCATAATAAAAGCCCATAACTTCTATTTCGGGAAATTTTTGCTTCCCAAAATAAAAATTATAGGCACTTTGTTTAAATGATTAGGGGCTCGTGGTGTGAGGTATAAGTTTATACTTTAGTTTAACTAGTAGGGGGGGTAATCTTCTATACCTTTTCCAAATCACTTGCATAGTATCTGGTCTTGCACTTTTTTCCATCCACCAACAAATAATAAATTGGGCAATCATTTTTAAAGTGATACATGATCTCATCTATTTGGCCTATTATTTGGGGATGATTCTTAATTCTAACTCTATCTAAATATGTATATTTAGGTTCTTTTATAAATCTAACCTCCTTACTATCAAATACTTGAGAATTATAACTTAGTTTTCCGTCCCTTAGCTCTATAGTAGGAATTACATGCTGGAATAAACTCATATCTTTTCCAACGTAAATACACCATCTTACCATTTAATAATTCTCCCTCTTATTTATTTCTACATACCCTAATTTTACCAATCACTCACACTACTATCACCAATCTGTAAGTTGCACACCCTACAAAGCACAACCACATTGTCCAACTAGACAAGTTTCAGCTAATAGATAAACTGGAATTTATCTCTTAAATATCTTTTTTAATACAACTCCAATTAAACCACCTATGAAAACACCTATTGCAATTGTTCCAATGAATAGTGTTGGGAAGGTGAGTAAATAATTTGTATAAAAATTCAATAGTAACTCACATATGGCATACAACACAACGCTGATTCCAGACATTAGTAATGTATTTCTCATCCTTTCTTGCTTGATACTAATAAATACTGCTATAAACAAGCCAACAATAAAAATAATAATACTATCTGATTCAAAAAGCTCCTGCAATATTGCAAAATACTTCATAGCTCCACCTCTCCAAATTCTAATTTACCAATCCACAACACTACTATCACCAATCTGCAAATTACATATCCTACAAAGCACAACTATATTATCCAACTAGATAAGTTTCAACTAATAGATAAACTGGGATTTAATGAGCTAATACCTTTTGTAAGTCAGCAATATATTGCGCTTGTTGCTTCTTCAAATATCCTTTTACAAATGGTCTCATCATTACCTTTTTAGCTACAACATCTTCTGTGAAATCAACCTGTGTTTTACCGTTACTATAAGAAAAGATACCTATCCAATGACCTTTAATATTATCATTTTCCATATCAAACTCCCAGCACTTAAAAGGCTCTGTGTTAGTAATTGTAAATGTTGTGGCATTCCCTTCTTTTGTATACTCAACAAATTGGTTGTCATTTATCACATCAATTCTACTTAAATCACTCCTCCAAGTATAATTATCAAGAGAAGTCACAATTTTCCATATCTTCTGGATATCTCCTTCAAATATTACTTTTATATTTGAAACTGCCATATTTTAATTCTCCCTCTATATTCTAATTTACCAATCTTTTATACTCTTATCCCCAATCTGCAAGTTACATACTCGACAAAGTACTGCTACATTATCTTCATCTAACCTCAACTCAGGATAATCTTTAAATGACTTTATATGATGACCTTGTAGATGTTCAGTAGTGATAATTTTCCACTTGCTCCAACATCTCTCACAATAAGGATGTTCTTGTACTTTTCTATTACGTAATTTCTGCCACGCATATGATGAATAAAATTTACGTTTCTCAGGTGTAATGTTTCGCATATATGTATTATTAGCTCTGCAAGTACAAGTTGTATTATATTCTATTGTTTTTCCACATTTACTGCATATTTTTTTCATTTTACTTCCTGTTCATTATAAGTATACAATATTCACTTTATTCTTTCAATTATTCACTTTCGTTCTTTAACTGTTCGATTACTTTTTCTAAAATATCCACTTTATCGGCATATGGTAGTTCCAGCTTATTAATTGAGTCTATAATCATTTTTGCATGAATCATATCAATTCTATCCTGTAATTCTTTTAAATCTTTTTCATTATCTGGATAAACCATTTTAATTGTCATTTGTTTCATAAAAACCTCCAAATTTTATAATGATATACGGTTATCCTATCACACTATCATAAAAATTACCCCCAACATACGTTGAGGGTTTAAATAGGGAGCGTTTCATGACTATCGTTGTAGTGATTTACCCGACTACCTTAATATGATAACATTTACCACATATCACATATAAGCTCATAAATCGCTCATTTTTGTATCACTTTTATATCATTAATAATGGCATTAATTTGACTGCTACAATTCTTTTTCTTCTTCTATTAAATGTTGCTGGTGTCATATCCAATAGATCACATACTCGATTAATAGAATAATCCTTAAAGTATCTGAACTCTACAAGCAACATATCTTTTTCACTTAATCGACTGAGTGCATTTTCTACTTTCTTTATTTCTCTTTCCTTCCATTGAATCTCTCTTAAAATAGCTTGCATTCTCTTATCTAGATTTCTTTCACGTTCTATCACTTCATTTTCTACTGAGCTACTGAAAGCATACGTTGCACTTCCTGCCTTCTCATTGCCACTGGCTCCTCTTATACCTACAATTTCTTGAGTTTCTTCTAACTCTAGTCTAAGGTTTTCTATTTTAACTTTTAAATCAGGATATCTACGAAGTATCTTTTCTACTCTTTTATAATTATCATCTTTCACGCTTTAATCCTCCTAGTGCAATTTCTACTCAATCTATTATCATTTTGGTACATTACTGCACATATGTTTTGTACCATAGCTATCCTTTGATACTCAATGGATACAAGATTTTTGGTACAAAGTACACTGTGTTTTACCAAAAGTCCTAATTCTATACGCCCCTACTCCCCTATATATATTTAAATACCTAATCTTTTTAATAAAAAGTAGTGTACTAATGTACCAAAGGTAGTTTAAAGCCTCGATATTCAATACTTTCCGTTGGTACAAAACTTGGTACACTATGGTACATTACAAATCCGTATTGTACCAATTAAAAAGGTAACGTCAGTCCTTCTACATAAGGTACTTTTAAAAATCGTTTTCTTATCTTTGCATTACCTTTCCCTGCGTAGAATGCCTTATCTGTTTTATATCCTCTATTTAATAAAGCTGTTCGTACTTGATTGGTTCTACAATAGATGCCTTGCTCATCCTGTAGATACTTTACAATATCACTAACTGTACAAGCTCCAAGCTGGTCGCTTTCCCATTTAAAAATATCATCTAAGGCAACTTCTACCTCTGATTTAGTTGTATAGTCAACATTGAGCGTATCATTAAATATCTGTTCTTCTGTGGTCATATAAAGTGGTTCATCTTTTGCTGTATACTCATCATATAAGTGCATTAACTGTCCCCATAACTTCTCCATATCCACATCATTGATATATTCCAATCGTTCCACTGGTAAAACAACAAATCGTCTGTTTCCTGTCTTATCTCTTAGGAACTCTTCATCATTAACGGTTCCAATAAAAGCTGTTCTTCTTGGATAAATACAAAAGTTACGTCCATATGGATGCCTAAACTCATCATTCTTATTAGATATAAAGCTCTTAAGTTTATCTACATCTGACTTTTTAAAGGTACTTCCTATTTCTCCAAGCTCTACTACCCAATATTTTGTAGCCTGCATTACGCTATCATTTTTATCAAGATTTAGAGTCAGCCCATCTCTATAAAACTGTGTAGGAATAAATGAATTGGCCCATCTGGTTTTACCTAAACCTTGCCTTCCTTTAAATACAATGACAAATTCTAACGATCTATTCACTTCAAAGTTATTAAATGCCATATGAATACAGTTTAATAACCACTTCAAAAGTATCTTATTATAGAAAGCTACTGTTTTTTCATCCGTTGTTTCATAACCTACTGTGGCTAAAAGTTTATCTATTTCATCCTGTTCACCTTTAGTTGCTTTTTGCTTACATTCATTTAAAAAGTCCGTTACTGGATTGTATCTGTTATCAGCTCCCACTGCATATACAAAATCGTAGGTATTTTCCTTATTAACTTTAAAGTCATATTCTGTACAGATATCTTTTATTTTTGTAAAAGTAACATCTGCTAAACTTTCATCATGAGTAATCCCCTTAAATTCAAGTCTTCTTGTTAATTCATTTAATTTAACACTAATACCCTTATGATCTAGTAACTTCTTCATATTAGCAGCTACTTTCATTGGCTTTTTACCATCCATAATAAAAGAGATGCTATGAACTTGTGTGTGAGTTAATTCTTGTTCTTCCTTATTAACTTTCTCTTTTTTATTGTGATTAGGATTATAAAAGGCATCCACACTATCGACAGCTTGTGTGATGACTTTACATCCGTAGGTGTTAATACCTCTTAGCTCATCCCATTTTTCTCTCATTAAACCACTACTTCTAAATATCCTATCTATAGTGTCATAATCACCCTGACAATAAAAAGCTAAGATATTACATAAGGCAAGATCAGCCTCAGATTGTGAATGATATCTACCATTCCAATTCCCACTATATAGCATAGTAAATAAACTACTTTGCTTTGACCTTTCAATGGTCTCAATAATTTCTGTATCACTCATATTCATTTCATAGGAAATAGTCGGCTTAAACTTTGGCTTTTCTTCTTTCTTTAAATACTTATTAAATAATGGTTTAATACTATTCGTGCAATCCTTTAAGGTTGTATACTCCTCAATGACATTTCCTGTCACCGTAAAAAAGCGCCCATTATCATAGCACTCAAAGTTTCCTTTTCTACAAGCTCCTTGCGGCTTACTCCCTTTACAAATCACATGAATCCCATTGCCACTAGGTGAAATCTCTGCATAACTATTTAGTGTAGTTAATACCTCTTTTACAACTGGCTCATCTAAGTTAACACCATCAATATCTACACCAAAGATGCCGTCTCCTAACATAAAACCTAATCCATCATAATGCTGAAGCACATTTATTGCTGTCTGATAATCGCACCATGTACTTGCATTATTACTTTGTGCCATGCCACCTGTTCGTGCATTAAATGGTCTCTTTGTATACTTCCCTCTCTTTTCATCCCAAAAGAGCTTATATAAAACCCATCTATTCATTTGTTTAAGTTCATTGGGTATTTTACTGTATCTCATGCTGTCATCTCCTCTCAAAAAAAGGGCAACAAGTAGATTGTCACCCTTATTATTCATTCATCTTTTAAACTAACTCATATACAGCTACTGTTTTTCCTGTATAACTGCATCTCTTCTTTCTAGCTACTTCTACAACACCTTTTTTCCTAAGTTCCGTTAATCTAGGTGCTGAAAAATTTCTCTCACTAATAGGAATATAACCTTTTCTATACATAACAACTGCAATCTCCTTTGCTGTTGCTTGTTTCAATTCATTTAGAATTTCCTTTATTTGTGTGTAGCGTAGCTCTTTATCAATTCCTACTTCTTCATGTTTCACATTATCGCTCCTTTATTTTTTAATCTACTAAATATTTTTTTCACTAACAGATGATTAAAAAAAATACTCTATGCTTGAAAAATATCTGCAATCTCATACTCATCAAAGCCATTCTCTTGTTTTGTTAGTTTGAGAGCAAATTCATATTTTCTTCTATTGATAGATTCAAATACCTCCTGAATTACAGTATTAAACTGTACAAAATCTTGAAATTCAATTGGTACGTCAGATTTGAAACTTCTCATAAACGAAGATACCACACTAATATTTTTTCCTGTTGTCAGTACTCTGTTAAAGAATACACATTGGTTTTTATATTTACCATCTAAAATTCTAAACCAAATAGAAATCATTGGGTCTTCTTTTTTAGTTGGTCTGAGCTCCATTTTTTCAACCTTTACTTCATAAGTACCGCTTGGCACTTCTTCTCTATTTACTCCATTGCCATTCACTGTGGCTAATTCTTTTCTAATTTCTTCTAAGTTAACTCTACTATTAAATCCTGCTAATAAATTTTGCATTTTAATACCCTCTCATTCTATTTCCTACTGCTGTATTTTAAATATATCATAATTGCAAACCAACTGGTTTGTGTAAAATATGGTATTCTAATCAGCAAGTACTCTATTGCGTTTCCTTGAACCTTTGATATTAATACTCTCATAGATATTTGCAACATCTTCATAACTAAGTGGAATAGTGTCATTGGTAATTCCTTGAAGTCGTCCTCCACCAAATACAACATCTGATGATTTTAGAATAATCTTCCTATCATTCCCCTCAGCTACAACACGAGCTGTAAAATCCACCATACCCCCAATTTTATTAGCAATTTTTTCTCCAATGTTTGGTGCAATACGTGTAATCTTATCTCCTGATTTCTTCATAATGTCTTTTGAAATATCCTCATGAGAAATCAAAATAATATTGTCATAATCTAAGTTCACCAAACGATTCATCGTTCTTAAAAACTCACTTCTTATAACGTCATAGGCTTTATATCCATTATCTGATTCATGTTCAATATCAAGTTTAGCATATCCCCAAACTCTACAATGTTCATAAACATCTTCTAAAAGGTCGACTACAATCGTTTTAAAGCTATTTTGTTTCTTTTCTAACTCATCGATTGTTTCACTAAATACTTCCCATGCTAACGTTTCCTGCTTAATTCTGCCATCCATTTCAACTTTATTTTTAATAGCCACATAAGGTGCATCTATAAATCGAATATTCCCATCTGTATTCAGCATTAATGGATCAGGAAACTCATTGGCAAGGCTTGTCTTTCCTGAATAAGGTGCACCATATAACCACATGACTTTCTTATCTATTTGTTCAATCTTTCTTCTTTCATTACTTGGTAAAATCATTTCACTCATATCTCCTGTCAAACAATAATCTTTGTATTCACACCAGTTACAAAACTTGGTGTTATTCTTCTGAAACACTTCGCTTTCTTCTATAAGTTTAATATCACTTCTAAACTCTTCTATCTTGCTCTTATCATATTGAACCCACTTAATATAAGGCTCTTTATAAGTTAATTCTTCTTTTAACCTTTTTCTAAACTGATAAAGGCTTTCTGTTTTCTTTTGCCTAATCTGCACCTTTGGAATAAACAAATAACCTAATTGATCCACTTGCCATCCCAATCTCTCTAGATAGTGCTTATAAATATGAAGTTGTGCTGACTGCATATAACTTGCTTCATTATTACTATATTTAAAGTCTATGATATCCACCTTACCATTTTCTTTTATTATCATAAGGTCAACAAATCCTTTATACATAGGAAGATTAATTTCATACTCATGAATGAACTTTCCTTCTAGCGTATTCAAGAGGGTTATAGCCTTCCTTATCATGACTTCTAATTTCATCTGCTCATGTAAATGTAAATCACTGAGCTGATAATACTGTCTTTTATATTCTTTAATGCCTGCTGCTACATTTCTTTTTTCTATACCTAAATGCAATGCACTACCTAAATATCTTGCATCATTTGCTTCTTGGCTCTTAAGCGTCTTATACTGCTTTATATATTTAAGATAAAATTGATACGGACATTTTCTAAAACATTCTACTCTTGAATAACTATACTGGTTCATCTGCTATTCTCTTACAATATCTTATACAATCATCACAGACAATCATTTCATCAAAATCTAAAAAGTAATAGTCCTCATCTACTAATATATCTCTGCCACATATATGACAATAACAACTTACAATATCCTCTGGTGGCTCTAACTTATAATCTTCTACATGAATCATACGTCTAGTCTCCTTAATTCTTCTTTTATTTTCTCCCAATCTGCGGGATAAACAATTCTTCCATAACCTCCTGCTGCATTAATTAAACGAATAGCTCTTAGTTGTAGATTACTTGGTGTTCCTTTTTCAGCTTTTAATTCAAGTGCAATCATTCTTCCATTAATGACACCAATAATATCTGGTATACCTGCTTGTTGAAAAATGGAACCACCATGTACTTTAAAAAACCAACATTTATTAAGCGACTTGAGGAATGGCTTTACTTTCTTGTTTTCGAAGTCCTTCTCCTTCATTAATTCCTCCATTCTTAAATAATTCTAAAGTGTAATCTTTGCGTGTTTCTAACGTCTCTAATATCTGTTCATCTATTGAATCTGTGGTTAATAGATAATAATAGAAACAAGTCTTTGTTTGCCCTATTCGATTAGTGCGTTTCTTAGATTGAAGCCACTGCTCAGCTGATAAGGTTAAACTAAAGTAAATAATCTTATTGGCCTTTTGTAGGTTCAAACCCATTGAGCCTGCTTGATATTGAATCAGCGTGATTGAATCCTTTTCTTGTTCGTAGGCTCCTAAGTCCTTAGTTGTTCCATTAATAAAGCTCATTGGCCGATTCGTTAACGACTTAATCACTTCCAACTCTTCTTGAAAGTTATAAAAGATAATTAAACGATCATTAGTTCCTTCTATCAGCTCTTTAAGTTTATTAATCTTATCTTCATTATATTGACTAGCTAATTGCCTACTATAAAGCATTCTTGCTAAAGGTGTATCTCCAACTAATTCTTTTCCCTCAATCTCTACTAAATGGTTCTTTTGAAACTTTTTATAAAGACTTGGTTTCTTACATGCAATACGAATATCTATTTGCTCAGGTAATGAAAATACATCTTCTGTCTTCATAAAGACTGCTCCATGCTCTCTAAATTTTCTCTTAAGCCTTTCAGTATTTTTATACCCAACTACTTTCTTTATTTTGAATCCACCCACATTCACATCAACAGTTTCAATGTAGTTCTCCCAATAAGCCTTTTTAGTAATCTTCCATCCTAAAAGCCTTGCTTGAGAATACAGTTCTTCATACTTACCACCTGTAGGTGTGCCTGAAAGAAGAATGATGTTATCAGGCTTCATCTTCATAATGAACTTAGCTCTTTTACTCCTTTCATTTTTGATATAGGAACTTTCATCTAGTATTAAGGTATAATTTTTTAACTTTAAAAGCTCAGGTCTTCGCCATACTAAATCATAGTTAATGATGATTACCTTTTTACCACTTTCGCTAATAATCAACTCATTATTAAATTCACTACCAATATGGTAAAAATAAAATACTTGAAGATGTTTCTTCCAAGTATCAATCATACTTTTAGGACATACAATTAAATTCATTTCTGCATTAAGCTCTTTCATTTTTTCTGTGGCACAAAATGTTTTTCCAAGTCCCATATCTAAATAGTAGGCTACTTTATTCTTATCTTTTGTCAGCCTTAATGCTTCTTTTTGATGTGGATATAACTTAACCATTAAATAGCCTTCCCTAAAAGCTCTTCTAGGTCTACTGCCCTTATATGAAGTGTGCCTAATTTAATAGCAGGCAATTCACCCCTACTAATCCTTTTATAAATTGCTTCTCTAGTAACACCAAACATATCTGCAACTTCTTGTATTGTATATAGTGTCTCCTTTAAACTAGTCCCTCCTTTCTCTAAATAAGCTATTCTCTCATTAAGTTTTTCAATGAGTACTTGCATTTCTTTTTTTGTCATTTCCATAAGCTGTCCTTTCTTTCAACCTACTAATAATTTACATGTAATAGTTAATAAGCTACTATATATACGAACATATGATTATTAATCACCCCCTCGTGATATACTACCTATTAGACTAAAAGTTTATTATTATATATGTTGATTATTTTTTCAAGCTCAAATAGATTTTTACTTGACTATATCAATATATTATTTTATTATCTAATAGTCAATAAACCAATCGAAAAAACACTAAAGGAAATTAATGGGAGTGAACTATAATGAACCAAAATGAAATAAATAGAAGAAATCCTGGCACCATTGTTAGGGAGCTATGCGAGGAAAGAAATATGACTGTTAAGGATCTAGAAAGAGCATGTAATTTCGGTAACGGAAGCATAAAACGTTGGGAACTTGGATCAAGTCCTAGCTTAAATGCCATGATTGCTGTTTCTGATTACTTTAATGTAAGTATTGATTATCTTGCAGGCAGTACCACAGAACAAGCCAAGTTAGAAGAATGGAATAGACGATATAATGTCGAAAGATTAGCTCTTGAAGCTAGAATGTTTGATTCATTTGGCAAACTCAAAGATATTTTTTCTGAAATAGAACTTATTGACCTTGACGACACAGATTTAGAGCTTTTAAAAGCCTATTTAAAACTACTCGTCAAACATAAAAAATAACAAAAAAAGATAAAAGACATCACGAGGGGGCATCATATGGCATCATATACAAAACGCACACGAAAAAATAAAGATAAAAAAGATACTACCTTCTGGGTAGGTCAAATCACAGAAAATGGTACACGAAAAGTATTTTACGGAAAAACAAAAAAAGAAGCTGAAGCCAAAGTAAATGCATATCTAACAGATTTATATACCTATGGTTCTCCATTATCTAATGAATCTGTTATTCTATCTAAATGGGTTTATTCTTATCTTTTTTCAACTGCTATACACAATCTATCACCAAGTACTTTTGAGCGCTATAAAGGCATTTATGATAACTATATAGAAAACTCTTCTATCTCATCATTAAATGTAAAAGATATTACACCACTTCAACTCCAACATTTTTTTAATGAACAAATGCACCTTGCACATGCATCATTAAAGAAGATTTATTTTCTTCTTAACCAATCTTTTAAAGCTGCAATTAAAAATAGCATTATTAGAATTAACCCTATTGAAGGTGTTGTTGTACCTAACAAGCATATTGAGCCTAAGGAGGTACAAATATTAACCAAGGAACAACAGCGTGATTATATTATTCATGCTGAAAATGAATCCTATGGTTTATTATGTGTTACAACATTATTTACTGGAATGCGCTTAGGTGAAGTTACAGCTTTACGATGGGAAAATGTTGATCTTGAAACTGGTGTTATCAGCATCAAAGAAAGCGTTAAGGTATCTAAGGTATATAATACTGATGGTAGTTTCAAAAAAGAACATGTTACCAAAAAGCCAAAATCAAAGTCCAGTATTAGAGAAATCCCTATTCCTCCTTTTCTTGTTGATAAGCTCCTCTTACATCGTCCCATTAAACCACCAAACACCCTTGCTCAACATTATGTATTTGAGACAAGTAATGGTACTCATGTCCTTGATTCTAATGCAAAAAGAACACATCAAAAAATATGCACTGCTGCTAAAATCAATCCTGTTAAAACAGTTAAGGCAGGTAAAATATGCATTAAATATAAAGGTGTTTCTTTCCATGCCTTAAGGCATACTTTTGCTAGTAGAATGATTGAGAGCGGTGAATCAATAAAGGTTGTTCAGGAACTCTTAGGTCATAAGGATGTTCAGACAACACTTAATATATATGCACATGTGTTATCTGATACACTAAAAGCTACTGCTGATAAACAGGAGGCTCTTTATAACGAGTTGTTTAATGACAATATTTCATAGTACTTACACCTCATTTTCATACATCATTTCGTACATCATTTCGTACATCACTTTTTTATGAAATAGGTAAAAACACTGTGAAAAACTGTGAAATATATTAAAATATTTTCAGCCTATAAAATCAGTCTAATCTATTGATATTCAACGCTTTCACTTGATATTCAACAGATACCCAGACTACCAAAATATTACCATTTATCGTTTTGGTAAGGCGGAGGCCACGGGTTCGATTCCCGTTAACAGCTTTATAGAAAAGGCTCGTAAAGCTTGAAAAACAAAA